GCGACAAGATGACCGAGGCTTTGACCGACAATCAGCTGGACGAGCAGGAACGGCTTGCAATCCGCAACACGGTTGACCGATTGTCGGCGATTCAGGCAGAGATTGCGAACACGATCAATGCCGAGGAATACTACGCCATGGAAAGCCGTGCGCGCCGCGTATCGTTCGACTCGATGGACGAATACCTCGCCCTGCTGCAGGAGAAGCAGGCGACGGAAACCGCCCTGATTGACGAGCAGTACGACCTGAGTTACGGCAAGTACCGCAACGCATGGCAGGCTGAATACGACAAGGCTTCGCCCGCAGAACGTGATCGGCTGGAAAAGGAATGGGCGGCGTTTGTTACAGAGCATGACCGTGAACGCGCAGAAGCGCATCAGTCGGCGGAAGGAAAGTATGGGGCGCTGTCGGCGCAGGCGCTGATGACGCTGACAGGCGACAGTGGATACGATCAGGCGCTTGCGTTCATGCGCGCAATTGTTGCGGGTGATGTGCCGGTTTACAAGTGGGCTGACTATCTGCCGGATGGCATGTCGATACAGGACATGGCCGAACAGCTCAACGGCATGTACAACCTGTCGAATGATCCAAGGCTGTCCAAGTACATCACAGACCCTCTTATGCGGGAATGGTTCGACCTGGCGCACGAATTCGGCATGATGATGGGGCAGGACTTCGGATTTGAAGCCTCGAAAGCGCAACTGCAGGAAGAACAGGGCGTGATGCAGACGTGGCTGGACGACAATCCGCTGGTACAGAACGTGATTCTGCAATATCCTGTGGGTTCCGGCGTGATCGAACAATCCGGCGATGGCCTCCCTGCGTATGCGGACGGCGGTCGGGCTACCTCTGCTTCGATCTTTGGCGAGGCGGGCGCGGAATGGGCGATTCCCGAGGAACATACGGATAACACGGCGGCGCTGCTCAACGCGGCGAGGGCGGCCAGCGGCTTCACGTGGGGGGAACTGATTTCGAAGGCTTCGGGCGCGTCCGGCGCTGGGCAGAGCGTGCAGATCAGCTATGCGCCGGTCATCCATGCAAACGATGCGCGGGGCGTTCAAAGCGTGCTGGCGCAGGACAAGGAGCAGCTTTTGAAAATGATCAGGAATCTGCTCAGTGACATGGAGCTGCACGACAAGGTGGAGGCGTTTGTGTAATGGAGCTATCGAGCAGCATGTATACCTGCGCGGCGGGCGATATGTTTGACAGTATCGCGTTCGCGCTATGGCAGAACGAAAGCTATGCAGCCCTGCTGATGGAGGCGAATCCCGAATACTGCGGTACGCTTGTCTTTACGGGCGGTGAAAAGCTGTATCTGCCTGTGATCAATGAGGAGAAGCAGGCGGCGGACACGCTGCCGGAAACTGCGCCGTGGAGGAATTAAGCGGCGGCAAAAGCGCAAACGTTTGCGCTTTTGATTGTGGCTCTGGGTGACAACAGAGGTCGAGCAACGTCGGACTAAGGGGGGTGACATGGTGGCTGATTTGATCAGATGGGGGAATGTGAGCTTCTTCGCTACGCCGACAGGGGTACGTGGGCTGACGAACATCGGGATCAGCGCGGGCGCGGAGGTGGAGGAATACACGGTAGACGGGGAAAAATTTGCCCGGTACAAGAACGGGAACCCCGCCGAAGTGACCCTGACGGCGCTGCTGGACAGGCGATTGGGCGAAGATGTGCAGGGAACGGCGATGGCGCTGGTGGAAATGGCGCAGTCGAACGTGACGGGCTATCTGTACGCGCTCGGCGGGAAGCTGTTTACGAATGCGTTCCTGCTGACGGAGGCGGAGATCGGCAGTATTGAGCTTTCGCCCTCCGGCATATGGGTGAAGTGCGAAGCGACGCTGAAGCTGATCCAGGCGACGAAAAAGGACGGCACCACGCAATCCTCGGTAAAGAAGAACGCGTACAAGACGGCTGTGACGGCTGCCGCTGCCAAGCTGATGCTGGGCGCTTCGATGAAGCTACTCGGCAGTGGAATCAGCAACTTGCCGGTGAGCGGCACGGTAGAGACGACAGCGGTAACGAATGCGGCCAAGCAGCAATCGCTTCAGATTGTGTCGAAGGTCGGTACGAAAAAGGTGCTGGCAGGCGGTTCGACAGTGAAAGCGTACAAGAGCCATGAGTGATGCGGGAATTAAGAATTCCCAATGATTAATTCTTAATGCTTAATGATTAATTGAGAGTGTTGTGCAAGCCTTCTCAGTCAAATCGACAGGCGATAAAAGAGGGGCGCGGACGGGAGGCAACGAACGGGGGATTCGATGGCGAGGTATGAGATCAACAATATACCGGGGGAGATTGACTTTGAGTGCGTCCGCGACGGTGAGGTGGCACGGGTGCTTCAGAACGCAAAGAACCTGTTGATGACGCGCAAAGGGGAAATTCCATACGACCGGCAGCGAGGCTTTGACGCCTCGCTTTTTGATTTGCCCAAGCCTGAACTGGACGCGGCGCTGCTGCCGGAACTGGACAGGGTGATGCTCTGGGAGCCGCGTGCAGAGGTTGTAAGCGCAACGGCGGAGCTGACGCCTTACAGCAATGTGACGGTAATACAGTGCGTTATTGAGGTTTGAGTGGAATTCTTAATTCTTAATGCTTAATTCTTAATTGAGAGTGAGCCCTCTGAGGTCGGGCAACGCCCGACTAGCAGGAGCAAATATTCATATTTGCCCTGCGTACCCAGCACACGGCCTTGCGCCGGGGGATGGGCGACAACTGAGGTCGGGCAACGCCCGACTAGCAGGAGCAAATATTCATATTTGCCCTGCGTACCCAGCACACGGCCTTGCGCCGTGGGATGGGCGACAACTCAGTCGCCTGACGGCGACAGCTTACAGGAGGGAAAAGTGGGATTTGCGTACAAGCCTGCGCTGAAGGCTCCGTGCGGGAAGTTTTGCCCTGACAGGACGATGACCTGCAGGGCGACCTGCGAGAAGTGGGCTGAATATGAGAAAAAGAAAAAGGCGCTGTATGAACAGCGCGTGATTGAATGGCAAGGCCGGGTGACGTATTCCGAAGATCATGAGCGGAATGCGCGGCGGTCGGTGATTCACAGGAGCAGAAGGCCGGGGGCGTTTGGAAAAGGGAAACTGTGAGTTTTGTCGCCCATGGGTACAGCGGCGCAATGCAAGTGAGACGGGGTGAAGGAGGAATCGGGATGGCGGAGGACGTGCGGTATTTTCCGTTTGAGTTTGAAGAGATGTGGGTGCGAGGGCTGAATGCTTACTACCAGTACAGCCCAAACGTGCTGTATCCGGGCGATGAAAAGGAAATCTTCCTGCGCGGCGCTGCTGCCTTTATTGCTCAGCTGCTGGCGGGCGCGGATACATCGCTGCGTATGGCGACGCTGACGCATGCGCTGAGAAGCTATCTTGACATACAGGGCGCAGACAGGCACTGCATGCGCATTGAGGCGCAGGCTGCAGAAGCGACGGTAGAAATCACGTTTGCGGAAACGATGGCGGCAAGCGTGATACCTGCCGGTACGGCGCTGACGGCAGCTGACGGAAACATGGTGTGGCTTTTGAAAGAAGAGGTTACACGAACAGGCGCAGCTGAATCGGTTGCAGCGGCTGTTGTGTGCAAAGCGGCGGGCATGGCTGGCAACGGACTGCAGGCCGGCATGCAGCTGCAGTTTGCAGCGCCGGAAATGGGCGTGATCAGCGTATACTGCATCGGAAGCGCGGCAGGCGGCAGGGACGCCGAAGAGGATGAAGCCTATCGCGAGCGCATCCGGAATTACGGCCTGACGGCAGTCACAACCGGCCCGGCCGCGCAGTATGAACGCGTGGCAAAAGCAGTATCCACGGATATTCTTGACGTGAAGGCGCTGTTTGCATCTGCAGGATGCGTAGCGGTCTATCTGCGGATGGCAGAGGAAGCCGACAAGGAGGAGCTGAAAGCCCAGGTGCTCAGTGCGCTGACCCCTGTGAACATCCGTCCGCTGACGGACAGCGTGGAGGTGCTGGAAGCGGTCGGTATGCCCTACACGCTGAACGCGGTATACGTGCAGCCGGACGGCAGCGACCTTACCGCCGACATGGAAGCAGTGGTGAGGGAATATCAGGCATGGCAGGATGAAACGATTGGCCGCGCCTTCAACCCGGACAAGCTGAAGTCGATGATGTATCAGGCGGGCGCTACGCGCGTGACGTGGGGAGACAGCAGCAGCTTCAACGGCGGCGAAATTGACTACACGGAGATTGGTCAAAACGAATGCTGCATTGGCGTGGTGACGGTGCAGACCGCGCAATGAGAAGTCGGAATTATTGAGGAGGGGACATGGCGGATTTGATGATTGACAGGCTGTTCCCGCGCTTCCTGCTGGACGATCCGGAAGGGTTTGCAGTGGCGAAGGCGCTGGAAGCCATGCTGCAGTATGCGGCGGAATGCATCGAGACGGGCGTGGACACGGTGATCAACGTGGACAAAATGCCTGAATGGCGGCTTGACCAGATGGCTTGGGAATCCAACGCGCTCTATGACTACACAGCGACGGTGGATGCAAAGCGCGCATGGGTGAAATCCTTCTACCCCGTGTTTGAAATGCTGGGTACGCCTGCGGCGATCATGCACTTCCTTCAGGGTTACTTCGAGAACGTGGTGGTGGAGGAATGGTTCCAGTACGGCGGCGAGC